AATATTATTTACAAATGATAAGAGATACTACTGGATTAAACGAAGCTGTAGATGGTAGTTCACCTGATAAAAACGCATTAGTTGGTTTGCAAAAAATGGCTGCGGCAAATTCAAATGTAGCTGTTAGGCATATATTAAAAGCTTTAATGTATATTACTATAAGAAATGCAGAAAACATTGGTCTTAGGGTAAATGACGCTTTGCAATTTCCTTTGACTAAAGAAGCTTTGCTAAGCAGTATTAATACTTTCAATGTAAATACATTAGAAGAGATTGCTAAATTAGATATACACAATTTTGGTATATTCTTAGAGCTAGAACCAGAGGCTGAAGAGAAAGCAATGCTTGAGCAAAATATTCAAGTTTCATTGCAGCAAAATTCTATTAATCTTGAAGATGCTATTGATATTAGAGAAATAAGAAATATTAAATTAGCTAACCAAGTATTAAAATTAAGAAGGACTAAAAGAGCAGAACAACAACAAGCTGCTCAACTGGCTAATATTCAAGCGCAAGGCCAATCTAATGCACAAGCTTCAGAAGCAGCTGCTTTAGCTGAGGTGCAAAAACAACAAGCGCTAGCTGAAACAAAAGTGCAAATTGAAAAAGCAAAGTCTGAGTTTGAAATAAACAAAATGGAACAAGAAGCCTTAATTAAAAAACAATTAATGGCCGAAGAGTTTCAGTACAAAATGAAGCTTGCTCAAATACAGGTAGATGCACAAGCAACAAAAGAAAAACAAATAGAAGATCGTAAAGATCAAAGAGTTAAAATTCAAGGAACTCAACAATCTGAACTTATAGATCAAAGAAAAAATGATCTATTGCCCAAAGATTTTGAATCATCAGGTAATGATAATCTAGGCGGGTTTGGATTAGAGCAATTTGAACCGAGGTAAATTTTTTTATTAATTAATTTTATATTATTATATCATGGCAGAAGTACAAGTAAAGCAAGAGGGGGAATTTAAAATGAAAAAACCCACAAAACCAAAAAATTTAGTGCAAGAGCAAAAAATTACAAAAGTTGAATTAAAAGATTCAGAGCCACTAGATAAAGTACAAGAGGAGGTTACTAAAGTGGTAATTCCTAACGAACAAAAAACAGAAGAAAATGCCGTTCAAGAGTCAAGCACAGAGAAGGTGGATGTATCTAACCAATCCGGAGATGGCAAAAAAATGGGAGAAGGAAACGCCAAAGAGCAAGTCTCTTCCCAAGAAAGTCAAAAAGAAGAAGTAGAGTCTCCTATAAAATTAGTAGAAGCTAAAGCGGGCGAAAGTAATGAAGTTGCCGCTTCCCAACCGAAACAAAAAGAAGTATTACAAGAAACAAAAGTACCAGAATTACCTGAAGGAATAGATAAGCTTGTTAAGTTTATAGAAGAAACAGGTGGTACAGTGCAGGATTATGCAAGATTAAATGCTGACTATTCAAATATTGATAATAATACTTTATTAAAAGAATATTATAAACAAACAAAACCTCATTTAGATCAAGAAGACATTGATATTTTATTAGATGATTTTTCTTATGATGAAGAAATAGAAGAGGATAGAGATATACGCAAAAAGAAAATTGCGTTTAAAGAAGAGGTTGCAAAAGCCAAAAACTTTTTAGAAGAAACAAAGAGTAAGTATTACGAGGAAATTAAATTAAGGCCTGGTGTTACTCAAGAACAACAAAAAGCTATGGATTTTTTCAACCGCTACAATCAAGAAGAGCAAAATAGAAAGTCTATTATAGACGGGTTCGAAAAGACTACTGATAATTATTTTTCCAACAATTTCGAAGGTTTCGATTTTAATGTAGGATCTAAAAAATTTAAGTATTCTGTAAAAGATCCTGTTTCCGTGTCTGACAGCCAGAAAAATTTATCAAAGTTCGTTGAGACGTTCTTAAACGATCAAGGTGAATTACAAGACCCTGGAGGTTACCACAAGGCTCTCTATGCCGCTAGGAATACTGACCAAATTGTAAATCATTTCTATGAGCAAGGCCGTGCCGATGCTATTAAAGAACAGATTGCTAAAACTAAAAACATTACAACTGAGCCAAGACAAACAGCTGGTGGTGATGTGTTTATTAATGGATTAAAGGTTAGGGCTATTAGCGGAGCTGATTCGAGTAAACTAAAAATAAAAACAAAAAAATTTAACTAATTAAAAAAAATTAAAAATGGCAAATGTTTTACCCGCTTTTGGTTCGATTAAACCAAGTCAAAAGCAACAAATACTTAGCGATAACTACCTAAGTTTTACAGATGGTACTAATGACTTCGCGCAGCAGTATCTACCCGAAATTTACGAGCAAGAAGTAGAAAGATATGGTAACAGAACTCTATCTGGCTTCTTAAGAATGGTTGGTGCAGAAATGCCCATGACTTCTGATCAAGTTGTATGGTCTGAGCAAAATAGACTACACATTGCTTATGATAGTGTAACTGTTGCAACTGGAAGCACTTTAACATTCGTATTGAATGCTACTGCTGGAGCTAGTTTTGTAGCAAACGTTATTTCTGCAAATGATACTATTGTTCTTATGGATCCTGCTACAGGAAAAGAACTAAAGTGTTTTGTAGAAACTAGTGTTGATACTTCTCCTACTTTGGCCACCTTAACTGTTAAGCCTTATACTCAAGGAGATCTAGTTGCTACTGGTGGTGGTTCTGAAATTGATTTTACAGGATTGACAACTGGTAAGATTTTCGTTTACGGTTCTGAATTTAAGAAAGGAACCGCTGACGGTCGTGAGCGTTCTATTACACCTTCTTTCAGTCAATACAACAATTCACCTATCATCATTAAAGATAAGTATGCAATTTCTGGATCAGATGCTGCACAAATCGGATGGGTTGAAGTTGCTACTGAAGATGGAACTTCTGGATTTTTATGGTATCTAAAAGCTGAGTCTGAAACAAGACTACGTTTTGAAGACTATCTAGAAATGGCAGTTGTTGAAGGTGAGCTAGTAAGCGGAACTTCTACATTGACTGTAAAAGGTACTGAAGGACTTTTTGCTTCTATTCAATCAAGAGGTAACGTTCTTAATAACTTCAGCGGTGGAGCTACTGGACTTACTGAATTTGACAGCATTTTGAAAAATTTAGATACTCAAGGAGCTATTGAAGAAAACATGCTTTTTGTTAATAGAGGACTTGCTCTTGATATTGACGGAATGCTAGCTGGTGTTTCCGATGGTGCTCAAGGTGGTACTGCTTATGGATTGTTTGAAAATTCTGAAGAAATGGCATTGAATCTTGGATTCAGTGGTTTCCGAAGAGGATCTTATGATTTCTATAAGACAGATTGGAAATATCTAAATGATGCTTCTACAAGAGGTGCAGTAGCAGTTTCTGGTATTGAGGGAGTTTTGATTCCTGCAGGTACTTCAACTGTTTATGACCAAATTCTAGGAACTAATATCCGTAGACCTTTCTTGCATGTAAGGTATAGAGCTTCTCAGGCTGATGATCGAAGAATGAAATCTTGGATTACTGGTTCTGTTGGAGGTGCTTATACTTCAGCGCTTGATGCTATGGAAGTACACTTCCTATCTGAAAGATGTCTTGTTACTCAAGGTGCAAACAACTTCGTATTGTTTACAGCTTCTGCATAGACTATTGTTGTAATGATAAGGGGTATCGTAGTGGTGCCCCTTACTTTACATTTTTATTAATTATTTAATTATATTATATCATGGCTAAAAAAGCTAACCAAGCAGTAGAAAATATTGAGGTTGCACCTCAAGTAGTAAAAGAAAAAACTGTTGCTAAAGCACCAGTAAAATCTACAAAACCCGAATGGGAAATTAAAGACAGAACTTATTTGTTAAAAGGAGCACATCAGCCTATAACATATACAATTCAATCTAAACATTCACAAAGATGGCAAATGCTTTGGTTTAATAGTGAAACCGGTGAGCAACAAGAACTTAGATATGCAACTAATCAAAATTCACCTTTTGTAAGTGAACAAAAAGGAGAAGCTACATTAGGGCATATAATGTTTAAAAATGGTTCTTTATTTGTTCCTAAAGAAAAACAAAATTTGCAAAAAATGCTTTCTTTATATCATCCTAAGAAAGGTATATTATATTACGAATATGATCAAGTTGAAGTTGCTGAAGATGATTTAGATGATTTGCTAATGGAAGTAGATGCTCTAAATGCAGCAATGAGTATGGAAATAGATCAGATGGAAGCAATATTAAGAGTTGAGGTTGGATCTAAAGTAGCAGATCTTACTTCTAAGGAGATCAAAAGGGATTTATTGCTATTCGCTAAGAAAAATCCTAATTTGTTCTTAAACTTAGCTAATGACGAAAATGTAGAATTAAGAAATTTTGCAATTAAAGCTAGTGAAGCTAATATTATTTATTTATCAGCAGATCAAAGAAGTATACATTGGTCTTCAAATGATAAAAGATTAATAATTGTTCCTTTTGATGAAAATCCATTTTCTGCGTTTGCTTCTTACCTTAAAACTGATGAAGGTGTAGAAGTTTATAAATCAATAGAGAAAAAACTATATTAACATGTAATATTATAATAGTTAGGCCGTGTTAAAAGCGGCTTAACTTTTATAATTAATAATAAATAAACAATGGCAATAAACGTAAATACTGTATATCAAACAGTTTTATACATATTAAACAAAGAGCAAAGAGGTTATATACCTCCAGCTGAGTTTAATAGTTTAGGAACTCAGGTACAGCTTGAAATATTTGAAAAGTATTTTGAAGACTTAAATCAACAATTAAGGGTTCCCCAAACTGATGATACATATGCAAGCCGTGTAGAAAATATTGATGAAAAAATATCTATATTTAAAACATTTGGTAATGCAGTTTACGATAATACTTCAACCCCAGGCCAACAATATTTTACTTTACCTACAACCGATATTTACGGAACTATTGTTTCATTCTACAGACTAGGCGAAGTAATATATAAAGATATTACAGAAGTACAAAGATTACAAAGAAATGATTTTTATAATATACAAAAATCAAAGCTTACAAAAGCTACAGAAGTTTTTCCTGTATATTTATATGAAAATAATAAATTATTTATTCAGCCAGCAACAATAACAAGTAACATAGTTGTTGATTACGTTAGAAAGCCTAATGATATAGTATGGGGATTTAATGTAGGTACTTTAGGACAATATATATATAATAATGAAACTTCAGTAAATTTTGAATTACACGAGTCTGAACAAACAGAAGTTGTTTTAAAAATATTACAATATTCTGGTATAATAATAAGAGACCCCCAAGTAGTTCAAGCTGCTAGTCTACAAATCCAAAAAGAAGAAATAAATCAAAAAAGTTAATAAGCTATGGCAAAACCCAATGGAGGTTTAATAACCGAAACAAATAGACAATATTACGCTGGGGCACAAAGTTTTATAGCGGATGGTACTCAATTTTCATACACCGCTACTTTTGATACTAATTTAATTTTTGGTGGATATGCCCCTTCATCTGCTGGCTATGCTCAAAACAATTTTAAAGTATACTCAAGCACTACAGGAGCTGGAAGTAGTTATATTGAATACACAGCCCCATATACTGTTGTTGATAATATTATAACATTAGAAGCACAATTGCCCGTAGGAAATTATTTTGTTATACAATTAAAAAGACAAGATGGTGGCATTTATGGAGATCAAGATGCTTATGGCAATACTGTAGAAGATAATTATGGTGGATATGCATACATAAAAATTTCAGATTTAATAAATAATTTTATAGTTGCTTACGTTGGTGCTGGAAAACTTATACCTAGTGTTAAAAGAACTGACGTTATTTTTCACGCTAAACGTGCTTTACAAGAATTAAGCTATGATACTTTAAAAAGTATTAAATCCCAAGAATTAACAATCCCTCCAAATCTTTCAATCCCTCTTCCACAAGATTATGTAAATTACGTAAAAACTTCTTGGATTGATCAACAGGGTGTTAAACATATAATATATCCTACTACACTTACTTCAAATCCTTACGAAATATTACCACAAGATTATACAGGAGACCCTATACAAGATAATTTTAATGAAAATGTTAGGGCTACTTCAATAACTGAAGAACGCTGGGACAATGCAAATGATAAATTGATTACTGGTAATTTTAATAATGCAGCTTATGATCAATCTGTTTTTTATAATTATCAATTTGCTGATGGCCTTTTAGGACAACGTTATGGAATGAATCCGGAAATATCTCAATTCAACGGATGGTTTACCATAAACGATAGAGAGGGTAGTATGGCTTTTTCAAGTAATTTAAACGGGGCTCTAATAATATTAGAATATATATCTGACGGAGTTGCATATGACCAAGACATGAGAATACCTAAAATGGCCGAAGGGGCTGTTTATGCTTATTTAAACCATGCAATACTATCCTCTAAAATTAATACTCCTGAATACATAATAAATAGATATAAAAAAGAAAAATTTGCTGCTACTAGAAACGCTAAAATTAGATTGTCTAATATTAAATTAGATGAAATAGCGCAAATAATGAGGAACAAATCTAAATGGATTAAAAGTTAAATAGATGGCAGAAGTTAAAAATGCTTTTATAGGGTCTAAAATGAATCAAGACCTTGATGATAGATTAGTACCATCAGGGGAATATAGAGAAGGCTTTAATATACAGGTTAGTAAATCACAAGGCGCAGATGTAGGTGCCTTAGAAAATGTTTTAGGCAATCAAATTATAAAAGATTTTGAGGCTTTAACCGTTCCTGGTATACAAGTCATAAAGGTATTTCCAAATCCTACTAAAAATACAATATATTTATTCCTTACTAATAATACCGACAATAATTATATTACCAACCCTACTTATAACCCTTCTGCCGAAAATTTTATATATGAATACAATGTATTAAATGGTGATACAATTAAATTATCGGAAGGAGCTTTTTTAAATTTTTCTACTACTAACCCCATTACCGGTGTTAATATGCTTGAAAATTTATTGTTCTTTAATGATAATAGAAATCAGCCACGCAGATTAGATGTTACTAGAAGGAGTGCTAGCGGGGGCGTTTATTATACTAATGAGGACTTAATATCTGTAGCCCAATACAACCCTTACCAGCCAATAGAACTTTATAAAGTAAGTTTGGTAGAAGATGCGCTGGGGGCTTATGAATCCACCATGTACGATGTAGTGAATGAATTTTTACCAGATGGAGTTACTCCTAACCCTTATTATAACGCTAATTACGCTGGTGATCCTGATTTTTTAGAAGATAAATTTGTAAGATTTACTTATAGATTTAAATTTAATACCGGAGAATATTCTTTATTAGCTCCTTTTACACAAGCTCTTTTTATACCTCAACAAGATGGTTATTTTTTGTCCGGTGATGAAGAAAGCGCTTACAGAAGTACTATTGTACAGTTTATGCAAAATAAAGTAAATCAAATTCTTTTGCAAATACCTATTCCAGCTAGCACCGGAAGTGATTTTGTTTCTAATTTTAACATTAATGAAATAGAGGTAATATTTAAAGAATCAGATTCACAAGCATTATATGTAGTAGATGTTATATCAGCAGGAGCAATACAAACCAGCACGACTAACTACGTTGAATATGATTATCAAGCTAAAAAACCATTTAAAACATTACCTGATTCTACTCTAATAAGAGTATATGACAAAATACCTGTTAAAGCTTTATCACAAGAAATAATTGGCAATAGAGTTGTATATGGTAATTATCAAAATAAACATACTCCTCCATCCTCATTAAATTATGACGTTGGTATTTCTACTAAATCTAACTTTGATTTACAAAACGCATTCCCCCCAGAAAATACCACTAGCATAGTTGAATATCCTAATCATACGTTAAAACAAAATAGAAATTATCAAGTAGGAGTAATACTTTCTGATAGATATGGAAGATCATCTACTACTATATTATCTTCTGTTACTTCGGGAACAATAGAATCAGGTGTTTTGTACGGAGCATCTACAGTATATAATCCATATAGAATTGGTACTTTAGGAAATAATTCACCTTTTTCAGAACCAGTTGGTTCTTGGCCCGGCGATTCCTTAAAAATAAGGTTTGATAGTTCAATACAATCAAATAAGTCCGTTCCCACTGGGGAGCCTGGTTTATACAATGGCAATCCTACTAGCCCAAATTATAATCCATTGGGTTGGTACTCTTATAAAATAGTTGTTAAACAGCTAGAACAAGAATATTACAATGTTTATTTAGGTGGAATATTAAATGGTTATCCTGGCGCGCCTACTACCCCTCCAGACCCGCAAAATACAACAGCATTTTTAACCCTTATAAATGATAATATAAATAAGGTTCCAAGAGATCTTGCTGAAGTTGGCCCAGATCAAAAACAATATAGAAGTAGTGTGCAGCTTTTTGGTAGAGTAACACCAAATAGAAGTACATCACCTACATATAATCAACAATATTATCCCGGCCAAATAGATAGTATAACACCAACAACTTCTAAAACACTATTGCCTTTTTCTGATACAGTTAATACAATCGGGGAAGAAGATAATATTATTACTACAGGCACTTATGTTGATCTTTACCAAACTAGCTCTAATCCGTATTTAGCTAGAATAACTCAAGGCAATACAACTAATCCTATTGGTTCATTACCAGTCGCTAGTGGATCATATAACTTTTTATTAGGTATTTATGAAACTGAGCCTGTAGTTTCAAGGCTTGAAATATTTTGGGAAACATCAACAGCTGGTTTAATATCAGAACTTAATGAAGCTATTACAACAGGTACTAATGAAGTTGTAGGGCTATTTGGGTTTACATGGGACTTAACCGAAGCAACTGCTATAGGTACTTCTATAGCTGGTAGATTTGCGCCTATAGACGAAGCAGGAGAAAGTGAAACGCCAAAAGAGCCTTTAGTAACAAGCGATTTAGGTATGTCCGTAATAGATATAAACGGAAATACTAAAAGCGGATTTAGCTTAGTTAAAATACCTGGTGCGGGTACTTATAACCCATTAGATCCAGCTACCTACGATACATATGAAATAAAAACTACAGACTATTTTTATTATGGCCCTAATGCAGCAATAAACGAAGTTTATTATTTTACTTTTTTTGAAAAAACGCAGAATAATAGTGTAGTTGCTAATTTAACGCAAAGCTTAGAAAATATTGCTCCTACAATAACAAATGGCACTACTGTAAATTTAGATCCTACTACGCCAAACCCAGTATTTACATATACCGCAATAAACGGCACAGCTAGTCCAACGTTAGATACTGAAAATTTAACATGGAGCATATCGGGTAACCCTTCTCAAATTTCAATTAACCCTGTTACTGGGGATTTAAATGTTTCAGAAGAGTTGTTTGGCAAATATATATTAACAGTAACTGTTCAAGATGCAGGAGGCTTAACTGACACTATTACAAGTAACGTTGTTTTTGGAGAAATACCAATTAATGATGGATTTGGTTCAAGACAAAATTATTCTTTATCAACAGGCTCTGGTGATTCAGGTGCTGCTTATTGGGTAAATGATAATACTAATGCATTAATCTCTACGCCCTTGCCAGGTTCTACTTCTGGTACAATAGATATAAGAGCACCCTATCCAGGTTTGGTTTTGAGTACAACTAACAGCAATGTTTCTCTTCCTGCTCCTGATTGTAATGGCTGGACGTTTAAAAATTCTAATATAGAATCAGCAGGTTCATATAACAATACAGGGGGACTATCCCAAGGCACTGCATTTTTAGCTTTAGAATTACAATTAGATCAATTTAACTGGAATAACGGGGCTTATACAGATACTTTCCCTTTTGCATTATATCCAATATATTTACAATTTAGAGATCCTAGTGGCGGAGGTTATCCTAATAATTGGGTACCCGCTGTTGATATTGAGGGTAATGAAATAAAATTTGGGGGAAAACATGGTAATGATTATACAGTTACTACAGATCCTACTAAAGATATTGACAAATCAGGAGTTATGACAGATGATGATGCGGCAAGTGATTTTAGTGGAACTGATGTTAATACATTTCCTAGCACTATAAATATTGATAATAATGATTGTTTAGAATCAATATTAGAACCTTTGCCTACGCTAGGAGGTAATTCGATAACTACAATAGCTAGAAGAGTATTTGTTATTGGCAAGAGCCAACAAGAACTTTATACTAGCGCAGCTTCTAAATATGGTGATTACAGATTAATTGCTAGATACCCATGGGGACTTGACACAAATGCGCCTGGAGAAGGTGGAGATATTGTAATAGGTTACGGCTCAGGGCTTTGTCCTTTTAATACAGATTATAGGTTAGAAACAGAAGATTTTAAAATAAGTTTAAAGTTAACATATGGTGATTTTTATTATCCAAGTGTATATGGTTCTGAAAATGTTTTTCAATATCAAGTTAGTACTATAAATAATCAAAACGCTATTGAGGCTACCAAAATTCCAACAATAACTTCTGTATATGCTAGAGAATGGGCTTATAGATATGTAAGTAAATTTTACACAGATGTAGAATTAACTCAGCCATGGACTCCTCCAGCTGGCGCTGGTTGGTATAGTTATCGAGCAGTTGATAATGACTCTATAAATGCTAAATATGGTAATGATTTTTCATTTCCAAGAAGTAGCGTAAATGTAATTAATGGCCAATTAAATACAAATAGAAAATGGGCGGCATATTTTAATGCAGATGGATTAAAAAGCATAGGAGATGTCCAACCAGCTGTATACTTTTCAGATATAGGAGCATAGGTAATTTATGCAATAAATAAGTAATAATAATACGTATGTCAGCAGTAATAGAAGTAAAATACTTTAATAGCTTTATTTTAAAAAAGACTTTGAACGTTTCAGATCAGCCGGTTTGGAATGGATCATTTGGTATTCCGCAAATTATAGGTGGTTATGATCAAGGCAAGATTTCTACAGACGAAGCTCAGACTGTAAAAAATTGGGTTATAGAAGAAGCGAGAATCAGAGGAGGTTATAACAACACTGCTGCTGGGTATGGAGCTAAAGCATATTTAGTTGAAGATGAGCCAAATTCTTCTATAAGATTTAATTCTTTAATATATTCAGGTATATTTAACTCAACTACAGGAATAAACAATACTAATCAATTTTCAGTAGGTGTAGAAATAACAAGAAGTTTAGATCCTGCTAATGGTTCTATACAAAAGTTATATGCAGAAGATACTAACCTTATTATATTTCAAGAAAATAAAGTTAGCAATGCTCTTATAGACAAAGATGCTATTTATACCGCTGAGGGTGCTGGATTAACAACTACAGGACAAGTTGTTATAGGGCCAGTTAGAGCTTATGCTGGAAATTTTGGTATTAGTAGAAACCCCGAAAGCTTTGCTGTTTATGGTTATAGAAAATACTTTACTGATAAAGATAGAAATGCTGTATTAAGATTATCTCAAGATGGTATAACAGAAATATCTAATTACGGAATGGTTGATTTCTTTAGAGATCAATTTAGCGCTTTAGACAGTTATCAATTAGGGCCAGGCAAAGTAGTTGGAATGTGGGATATTTATAATAAACAATATGTTGTTTCTTTACAACCTGCAAATACCGATAGTTATAAAACTTTAGCTTTTGATGAAAATGTAAAAGGTTGGACTAGCTTCTTTAGCTATAAGCCAGCACTAGGTACTAGTTTGAAGAATTTATTTTATACTGTTGACAACGGTACTCAAGCTAATAAAAATGCTGGATTGTATTTGCATTATAGCCAAAATGTTAACAGAGCAGAGTTTTATGGCACAACTTACGATGCATCAATTAAGTTTATATTCAATCCTAATGTAAGCATGTCAAAAGTGTTTAAAACAATCAATTACGAGGGAAGTAACGGTTGGGAAGTAGATTCATATGTTTCAGATTTTACTGGTATTAGTTCTGTAAATACAGATGGGGAATTTAATACTTATGCTACAACTAATACTCAAGATAAAACAGCTGCTATATATAGTTATAATCAAGGAGCTTATGATAACTTTGGAAATCAATATCCATCAATATTAACACCACCTATAAATAGAGCTGGCTTTGATAGAAAAGAAAACAAATATTTTTCTAACTTAGTAAATAATAGTGTTGCTGCACCAGGCGAAATTATTTATGGTAATCAATTAAGCGGCATAAAAGGATATTTCGTAACGGTAACAATGTCTACAGACTCAGTTACAAATTATGGAGGGCCAAAAGAATTATTTGCGGTATCTTCGGAATATATTGAATCATCATATTAAAATAAAATAAATGGAAGGAATAATTGAAATTTTAAATCTTGTTTGGCGTGGCCACGAAGTTGAGGGGCTTGTAAAAGGTATAGCGCCTGTTGTTGCAGCGGCTATTATCGGAGGCGGTGCAAGTTTAATTGGCAGCTTATTTGGGGCTAGTTCCGCAAATTCTCGCGCGAAAAGAGCCGAAAGAGAAAAACGTAGGCTTGAAGCAGAATTAACCGAATTAGAGAACAGTAGACAGACAGTTATAAATCCTTATGCCGGGGTTAGCGATCTTTCTAGTATTGCCGAAGATTTAACTTCAAGGATGACTAATCCATTTGAAAATTTAGGTGTTGCTACTCAGGCTGCCGAAATACAAATAGAGCAAACAGATATTGCTCTTGCCAATACATTAGATACATTGGCGGCTACGGGTGCTAGTGCCGGAGGTGCTACCGCACTTGCTCAAGCTGCTTTAGCTAGTAAAAAAGGTGTTGCAGCTAATATAGAACAACAAGAAGTTGCTAATGAAAAATTAAGAGCTCAAGGTGAAGCCAGCTTAGAAGCTAATAAAATATCAGAGGCTCAAAGGCTACAGAATATTCAATTACAACAAGCTGGAAAAGTAGAACAAGCTCAAGTACAAGGAGAAGCGTTTATGTTTGGCGAAAAAGAAAGAAGAGAAACCGAACAACTTAACAGGAAACAAGCGCAAATAACAGGTCAAGCGCAAACTGCCGCTCAGGCAAGGGCAGATGCAGCTAATATACTTGGTGCGGGAATTGGCGGAGTATCTGATATAGCTTCGTCTTATATTCAAAATACATATAAACCTCAAACACCGCCTCCTGTTAATACATCAGATATATATGCAGGAAAACGCTATAGTACTAATTATGAAGCGCAGACGAGAGCAAAAGCAGCAGATGTATTTAGCGGCGGAGCTGTTGTCCCAATGAGCGCAGGGGCCCAAAATTTATACGGAAAACAATAATAACATGGGAGCATACGAAAATCCAATAACGGTTGTAGATAATCAATCAGGTCAAATATGGGCAAATACAATATCTAGGGTATCAAAAGCTACCACAGATTATATTGATTTTACACGCCAAAAAGATGATGAATTAGCTAAAAAAATACAGGATCAATTAGACTGGGCGGCTAATTACGCTTCTAAAAATCAAGAGCAAGTTTATGCTAATTTAGCTAAGCTAGGGGCTGATTCAATATATAGCAAAGAGGCTGATGATGTTTTAAACCTAGTTACTGAAAATAGAATAGCTATGCAAAATGCTTCCACTAAAGGAGAATTACAAGCTGCGCAAAAAGGATTTGGGGGAGCACAAAAAAGACTACAACAATTATATTCCGTCATTCAAATGGATGAAGAATCAAAAGTATTTTATGGTGAAGAATATAATCCAGTCACCGCGGGAACACAAGGTGGTATGTCTAAAAGCAAACCAGGTACTGCTGATTGGGTTGCTGCTCAAAACGTAAACAATGGTTTTGCAAAAGGAACTAAAGAAGTTTATTGGGACGATAATACAGGTGGATATAAAATTAAATTTTCAGGAGAAAATATTCAAGGAGTAGTTGATAAAGATGCAAGAATACTATTTGGGTATGACCCAGGAAAGGTCCCGAATATAAATAGCATGATATATGACACTTATCAAAAAAATAATTTTTTAGATAAAAATAATCAGCCTACCGCTAATGCAATGTCAAGCTATAAATTTACCAAACAATATGCTAATGGTAAATATGAAACATTATTCACAGCTACAGCTGCTAATAGAATAGCGCAGGCAACAACCCCACTTTTTGAGGCACAAGCAAGATCGTTTTTTACTGTTCCCGAAGATGCTGAAGATGTTTGGGCAATTATAGGTAAAAATAGTAATAAACAATTTAGTGCTTCAGAATTATTACAGCAGGGGAGTGAAATGCAAAAAGAGTTTGCCGATGCCTATGTTAAATATGCATCAAAACTAATACCCTCATATAAAGAAGATAAAACCTACCAAACTAAAGCTGTTAGTGGCAAAGAAGGGAAAGGTGGCGCAGGCGAAGCTAAAGCGCTAGCTAATGCCGAAGCTTTTGTAGGACAGTTTTCCGAAAACTTAGATAATTTTGGAATGGCTAGAAATAAAGACGGAACTATAACTGGAAATGTTCAATTTGATAATATTTCTACTGTAAGTAAAGGGTTAGCTGGGTTAGGCTATTCTTTAGTAGATGATGGAATTTTTAAAGATAAGGATGAAAATATTACAGAAATAAAAATTAAGAAAAATGGAGCAAAATCTACCGAAAGTTTTACAGTAAATGTTGGGGATGAACCTCATGTATTTTTTCAAAACTTATTAGAATCTCAGGGGCTTAATAAAGATTTAGCACTGCAAATTTCTAAAAATTTATTATATACGGGCAGATTACAAAGAGATGAATCTGTAACAGAGGAAGGACAAAAATATAATCAATATCTAAGATAATAGTATTTATGGTTTCATATCAAGTAAATGGTAAAATTTATGATCTTCCCGAGGAAGAAGTTCAAGGATTTTTAAATGAATTTCCAGATGCAGTAATTGTTGAAGAAAACGAAACTGTGGAAAAGTCAATCCCTTCACAGGAGACAGAGAGTGCAGCTGTGGAGGAAAGTGTGGCACTCGAACCTACCGTTACGGAATCCAAGTCGGTAACTATTTCATCGGATTTACCAGAAGTTAAAACTGGTACTGTTGCAGATACAGAATATATTCCACCTGTTGTAGCTTCAAAAGAATCACAAAAAATTATTGATGACTTTAATAAAATTAGTAATGTTGATGTTGAATTTGAAAACAAAAAAGCTACTGTTGAAAAAATAAATAGATTTAAAAAAGATCAATTTAAAACGGCAGAAAGAGAAGAATATAATTTATATAAACAAAATGGAAAAGTACAGCCCGTTGTATTAGAGGATGTAGAAGTAAAGCAAAAAATTGAAAATAATAGAAGAGATTTTATGGAAGATATTGCGCAAGATAAACGTGTGCAATTACTTAATCAAGAAACAAAGCTTAGGGATGCTTTACTTAATACTACTAATGAATTAACTTCTAAGATAAATTCTAATATAAATGTTGTTAATAATATCATTTCTCAGTATGAAGAAAGCGTTAAGCAAGGTGTTCCATATTTAGAAGATGAATATAATATAGCAAAACAAAAATCTCAAGAAATTATAAAATCTACTAAGCAAATGGAAAGTGATTTGCTGAGGGATCTTGCTATTTTAAATAAAAAAAATGAGTTTATAGATTCTTTTAAAAGATCTTATAGTGATATAGATCAACTAGAAAATGTTTTAAAAACAACAGCTACCGATATAGCTTTGGGTTTAGCAGTGCCGTTAGACATGCTTAAATCTGAAGAAGGAAAAGAAAAATCTTACTCCAAAGACTTATTAAATTACCGGCAAAAACTTCAGAAAGAATCTGCCGAAGGTTTACCAAAAGCTATACCAGTAGAAAGTATTTCAAGCTTTAAAGATCTTGTAAACTGGGGGTCAGATAGTTTTGTAAATTTTGTGCCAAGTGGCGTTATGGCATTCACTGGTCCCGCCGCTCCTTATTTATTCGGGGCATCTGGATTTGGAAGCCGAATGGCTCAATTTGAATTAGAAGCTTTAGAAGCTAAAAATCAACTTCCTAAATTATTAGAGTTACAGGATAAGTCAGACGATCCTTTAGAGCAGGCTGAAATAAAAAAAGAAATAGATAAATATAATGAAGCCTTAAATGTAAGCAACTTAAAAAAACTTGCCGTTAGTGGAATATACGGGGCAGCAGAAGTAGCAACTGAAATGCTAACTACGGTAAAATTAGTAAAAGATTTAAAATCAGCTAATACGTTGTTTTACAAAGAAGGCTTCGGGCCAGCTTTTAAACAAGCAATAAAAGATATACCCACAGGAGGCGCACTCGAAGGGGGTGGCGAGGGCTTAAATGCTATTATTGGAAATATAGCTGATATAACTATATTAGGAGAAGATAAAAATGTACTTGATGGGGTTACGGAATCCGCCGCTCAAGGGTTTTTTATTGGTAATGGTTTTAAAGTGGCTAATGCTGGTGGCTTAGCTAAAGCTTACGCTTATGATGTTATTACAGATAAGCAAAACAAACAAGAAATTGAAAGTATATTAAAAGAAATAAATAGTCTTTCAAGCGCTTTTACAGAAGATACTGATGTAAACACTAAAGCTGAAGCTGCTCGTGTTATAAGATCTAAAATTAAAGAGCTATCGTTAAACCAAGATTTTACAGCTTCTCAATTTTTAAAGCTTTCTGGGGCTGATCAAAAAGCTGTTTTTGAAGCTGATAGACAATCTAAAAAAGTAAATAAAAGATGGAAAAAAATAGCTAATTCTAACTTAGACGAAACTAGTAAAGATTTAATTAGAAAAGATCTTGAATCAGAATTTAATAGCTATCAAGATAAAAAAATATCTTTACTTAGAAAATCTAATGTAAATACAGAATTACAGCAGCCTAAAGGATTACAAGAAGGAGATTTTTATAGAGGATATAAAATACATCAAGTTAATGATGCAGCGGTAAAAAGAAATAATTCTTTAAATAAGCTTGCGAATAAAGTTGTTAATGTTTTAAACAGTGAAGCTGAAACAATAAGTGATTTTATTAATTCAGACGAAACACTGTTAACATTAAATGACGGAAGTGTAATTACGAAAGAAGATGCGCAACAAATTAATCAAATTTGGGAAAATGGTTCTAATGGGGGATTTGATCGCATCAGTAAAAATCAATATACTATTATTGAAAGAGCTGCGGTAAATAATCCATCTACGGTTTTGCATGAATATTTTCATGCTATGGGGGCGGAAAAAGGCTTTACAGAAGAACAATATAATAAAATAAAAGATGATTATATAAAACTGTTAAAAGCTAAAAAAGAAAGTGGAGAGTTAACAGAAAAACAGTATAATGAAATTTTCAGCAGACTTCCTTTATATGATGGAACTACGGCACAAGCGGAAGAATTAATTAACTTAACAGCTGATGCGGTAAACTTGCAAATAATTAAAGAAACAGATTTTAATTTTTTACAAAGATTTGCTAATAATGTTAAATCTATAGTAGGCTCTATAATAGGTAAAGATGAGGCTGATAATTTTAATATTAATACAGCAGAAGACGCCTGGAATATGGTGCAAACTTTTTCTAAAGATGTATTAAGTTCCGCTCCTCAAAAGCGAATTATAGGCACTCAACCTGAGGAAGAAGATAAAGCAGTTGAGCAAGTTGAAACAGTAATTAAAGAATCAAGGTCTGAAGAAGCATCTAATAAAGTTCAAGAATTATATGAACAAAAAGGCATTAATGGTGCTTTAGATATAATAGAGCAATTTAAACCTATAACTAATAAAATAGTAGATCAGCGCAAAAATGCACCTGGCTTTGATAAACAATTACTTACTGATGAAATTGAAACAGGAGCTGGCGGTATACTTGATTTAATACAAGCATATAATCCTGCGTCTAATGTTCCTTTAGCTGCATATATAAATAAATATCTTCCAGTAAGAGCTATAACCGCATCCCGTAGAGTATTGGGTGAAGAGTTTATAGATGATATTACTGAATCTGTCCAAGTAGCTGCTGAGACTGCTCCTGAAGTAGAAATTGAAATCGCAGAAACAAAGCCTACGGAAAGATTAATTG